AACATATCGTTTGCTTTCAATAGAACTTGATTTAAAAAATATTGATAAAACGGATAAATCTTATGGAAGTGTGAAAGATGGACATCAGCCTAGTGGATAAGTTGTATCACATATTATATGTAAAAAATATAGAAATATAATTATTATTTTATGTAACAATGGTTGAACCTATTATAACATATATTTTTGTAATGACGACCACTTTAATATTTCATAATCTGTATGATTTTACGAAATATATTGGCAAATTCAATGAAATATTGAATCGATTAGATACTATACAAGATAGACTAGACAGACTAGAAAGAGTAAATATATAACATGGAAATATTTGGCTCCACCTTCTTAAAAGAGTAAATATTTGGCTCAACTTTTCTTAAAAATAGAAATCTTTTGCTCAACTTTTCTTAAAAGTTGAAAAATAAGTTTAAACAAAATTAAAAGAATACTAGAGTAAAATAAATGGATATTGAAATAAAGGTAGATTCTAAAAAATTAGACATTGATAAAATGAAGATTAAGAAAATGATTTTCCTATTCAACGCATTAGATGATGGTTGGTCTATTAAGAAACGAAAAGAATCATATATTTTCACAAAAAATCACGAAGGAAAGAAGGAAATATTTGAAGATAATTATTTAACCATGTTTGTGAAGGATAATATGGATATTAATAAATTACTTTCTTAAATTATGTAGGTAAATAAATTATTAGTGAATTAAATAATTTATTTTCCACAAAAATTTTTTCTTTAGGCATTTTATAAAATGGGCGGCGGACTTATGCAACTCGTGGCTTATGGTGCTTAACTCTTGGGCATCAACAGTGAGCTACCTATACAGGTCGTATATCTCTGTGTGGGGTGAATAGTGTAAATATACGATTGATGAAAAATCAATATATAACTCGCTAGTAAAATAGTAAAATCTATTTTGCAAGACTTTCAAATTGCGGGAACTTCCTTAGAGCTTTAGATACTACTTATGTATGGTGACATATATAATACCTTCAGAGAAAGACTGGTAGGCATAGTAACAATTCTAAAGATTGGATAATCCGCAGCGAAGCAACTTTTTTTGTTTAATGGTAGAAAAAAGTTGAACGTTCAACGAGTAGACGTTAGTCGGGATTCTGTGATAGTGCTAGCCACACTGGAGAATTCTTAAGGTGTACTCTACCCACACGAGAAATCATGTGGATAATTGCAAGATGTGTACCTCACCGGAAATCCACAAATCACTTTCTGGAAAGTAACTTACAGACGTTACACCAACTTCGCGATTGAATCAATCGAACAAACCTTCAATGGACAAGCTGACTTCGGTAGACGTGTCCAATGTACTATTAGCAGAAATGGTGACCTTGCTTATAGAACCTACTTACAAGTCACCTTACCAGAAATTAATCAACTCATGGGCATTGCTTCCTTCGCTGCTGGCGTCGGATCTGGTGTCTATGCTCGTTGGTTAGATTTCCCAGGAGAGCAATTAATTGCTCAAGTTGAAGTCGAAATTGGTGGTCAACGCATTGATCGTCAATATGGTGACTGGATGCATATTTGGAATCAATTAACTATGACCTCTGAACAGGAACGTGGATACTTTAAGATGATTGGTAACACTACTCAATTAACTTTTATCACTGATCCTTCCTTCTCTGAAGTTGATGGTCCTTGCGACTCATTAGCTCCTCGTCAAGTTTGTGCTCCAAGAAATGCTCTTCCAGAAACTACTTTATATGTTCCACTTCAATTCTGGTTTTGTACCAATCCTGGTTTAGCATTGCCTCTTATCGCCTTAAAATCTGCAGGGCATAAAAGCATCCATACTGAAAAATGTGAGAAATGTTTCAGTGAAAATATGTTGTGGGCTCACAATGACGTAAGTCATCCCCAGATGCTAGTTGCTTGTTGCTAAAGTTGTAACAAGTAGCGACAAAACCAAATTGCGGGAAGTTCTTAAAGACGTAAAAATAAAAATATTGTATTTTGAAAATAATATAAAGGTAATTAGTGGTAGATATATACAGATGTCTGAATTCAAGATGTGTTGTGCTTGTAAGAATGAGCAACCAATTTGTAATTTTGGAAAATTGAAAACAAGTAAAGATGGCTACAGATACGATTGTAAAAATTGTCGTAAAAATTATAGAATTAAAAATAAGGAATTAATAAAACAACGACAACATGAATATTATTTAAACAATAAGGATATTCTTACAGAAAAAAATAAATTGTATCGTGAAAAAAATATAGATAAGATAAATGTTCAACGTAAAGAATATAGAAATCGTCCAGATATAAAAGAATACACAAAACAAAAAATAAAGAATATCTTCCAATTAGAAAAGAAAAAATATGTGAACGTAGAAAAACTGATTTAAACTTTCAAATATCTGAAGTTTTAAGAAGTAAAGTTCATAAAATGTTAAAAGGAAAAGAAACATCGTATAAAAAAATAATTGGTTGTGATATTGATTTTTTTAAAAAATGGATAGAATTTCGGTTTGATACTGGAATGAATTGGAATAATTATGGAAAAGTGTGGCATATAGACCATATTTTACCAATAAGTATTTTCAATTTCAAAAACACGACTGAACAACAAATTTGTTTTCACTGGAGTAATCTACAACCACTATTTGGTTTAGAAAACCAACAAAAATCTAATAAAATATACTATCATCAATATTTTAACAATTTAGTAAATGTATTTAGATTTAATTCAAAATATGATAATTTTTTGGGCTACCAAGTTTTAAATGAAAGTTTAAAATGGCTGAGAGATAACACACTCAGGTATGGTAAAAATGCAACGTATGAATTAGAAAAAAAATCTAATGAAATAGATAATCCGCAGCCAAGCTCCTAAAATCATTATGATTAGATTATGGAGAAGGTTCAACGACTAAACGGTTTTGGGTCTGAAGAGATTGATCATCTCTAATGATGGCTTAAGATATAGTCTACTCCCTAGTAATAAAAAATACACCGAAAGGTGGGGTAAATCGTGATGTGCAGTATCACGAAGTCAAAATTAATTTAGATATTCGTCCAATTGATGAATGTTTATGGGCTGTCACTACTTTAAGCTGCAATAACAGCAATGCTTCATTAGCTGGAAATCCAAATGCTTATGTTCAAGGACAATATGCTCCTGGACGTCCAGTTCCTGCCGCCATTGCTTACAACCAATCTTTAGTTGCCGCGTCTTTATACGTTGATTATGTCTTCTTAGATACTGATGAACGCCGAAGATTCGCACAAAATCCACACGAATATTTGATCACTCAACTCCAATTCACTGGTGATGAGTCTGTTGGTTCATCTTCAAACAAGATTAAACTCAACTTCAACCATCCAGTCAAGGAATTAGTTTGGGTTGTTCAACCTGACCAAAACGTTGATTACTGCTCATCCTTAGTTTGTGATGCTCTTTTATTCAAGGTTCTTGGTGCTCAGCCATTCAATTACACTGATGCCATTGATGCTTTGCCAAATGCTATACATGCTTTCGGAGGCCCTGCTTCTGTCGCTGCCGATAGCCGTGCTTACATTGATGCCCAAGGTTTATTCAATGATGCCGGTGCTTTAGATTACGATATTCCAAGTGGATTCACTGGATACTGGCATGGACCTCAAAATCCATACAATGAACCAAACTTCGGTGGAACCAGTGCTAATGTCGATCCTGCTTTGATTGAAGCTATTTCTGCTCTCCAACGAAGCCACAATGATAACTCAACTGTTTCTGATGCTGGAACTTTCGTTCTCACTGAAACATCTTTAGATATGCATTGTTGGGGTTTGAATCCTGTTGTGACTGCCAAGTTACAATTAAATGGACAAGATCGTTTCTCAGAACGTGAAGGTTCATACTTCTCTTGGGTTCAACCATATCAATCACATACACGCAATCCTGATGAAGGTATTAACGTGTATTCGTTCGCTCTTCGTCCTGAGGAGCACCAACCAAGTGGCACGTGCAATTTCTCGAGAATTGATAACGCCACATTACAATTGGTCTTGTCTAACGCGACTGTCGAAGGCACCAAGACTGCCAAAGTCCGTGTTTACGCGACCAACTATAACGTGTTAAGAATTATGTCTGGCATTAACCTTACCTGTGCCAAACAGTTGGCTGCCATATTAGATATTTGCTTCCTAATATGGATAAACAGTGTAAAGCAAATATACATTCAAATGAAATCGAAGAATGTATCATATAACCAGCTAGTCTTTATCTGACTATGTAGTCAAATGGAGGCAACATTTCTAAATTGCGGGAACATCCTTAGAGCCTTTTCTACTACTTCAATATGTGAAAATGTATTGAAAACACAGGGTAATGACCTCGTGCATAGTAACAACGAAAAGGATTGGATAATCTGCATCCAAGCTCCTAAGTGCGATATAGCAAGCATATGGAGAAGGTTCAGAGACTATAATGGAATGGGTCTGAGAAAATTAGCAACTTTCGATGATGACTTAAGGGATAGTCCAAGCTCAAATAGAAATATTTGGGTAATGTGTGCGTGATGTTGGGGCGGCCTCGCGTACAGCAATTAAGTAATCGTCATTATTATATTTCAATTAGAAACATTTTAAAGACAATTCATTTTATATAAGTATAACATGAATTATTCGTTGAGATACGACTTTGACCCTTTACAAAATTGTGGTATTATTTGTTTTAATGACAAAAAATACTCATAGATTTTAATGACTTATTTTCAATTATCAATTTTGGTAAAAATTTTATTTATTATAATCCTGAAGAAAAATTGTATCCATATTATTTGCGACATAATGAAAAAATATCATTTTTAGATTTTATGTTTCAATATTCTAGTTCAAATGTGTATTACATATTTTTGAATAATGACGAATACGATTTACGAAGAGACAATGTTAAAATATATCATAAATATCATAAAATAATAGAACAAAAATATGGAATATTAGATTATAAATTAGGTCATTATTTTAATACAGGTGCAACAGCATATGTTATGAAAAATCCTATGTGGAAAATAAAAGAAAATGACAAAGAATATTGGTTAATGTATTGTGAAAAAGATGTAATTGTCAAATTATGTCAGAAATCAATTGATAAAATAACAGAATATGAAAATCAGAAAAATAATGGCAAAAAAATTACATTTTTTCCACATACCAGTAATTATATATACAGTTCAGCGGATTTATTTATTCATCAAATTATTACAGGATGTTATGGTAATGGAAAAGGAACCAAAAATATCAGTGTTGACCACATTGACCAAAATCCACTGAACAATACCTGGGAAAATCTTCGTATCGCAACTAGAAAAGAACAAGAACAGAATACTAAGGGAATCAAGCCTGGAACAAAAAGAGCGAGAAAAACAAGTGCTAAGCAATTACCAGATGGAATTACACAAGAAATGATGAAAAAATATGTAGTATTTTATGAAGATTATGCTGATAAAGAAAAACAAAGGCTAAGACAATATTTTAGGATTGAAACGCATCCAAAATTAGATAAAATTTGGATAGGATGTAAATCAAATAAAATGTCAATTCAAGAAAAATTGATTCAAGCTAATAAAGTTGCAGATGATTTAGAATTAGATATATATCCTACAAAAACAACTTAAAGAAGAGTGTATATGTTACAATATACAATGATAGAAACCGACAATCAAATACATTTAAATAGATTTAAATTAATTCCACCACATCCTTCTTATATTGCTGGCCTAATTGATGGTGATGGATGTATATTTATTAGAAGAATAAAAGATGGGTATCAATCTGGGTTTACATTATCACAATCTAGAACAAATGTTTTACAGGTAATTAGATACCATTTTGGTGGAAGTATAACGACAAGTTTATCTAGAAATAAAAGTTTAAATATAATGAATGATGATTCCACATACAACAAATACAATGTAAGGAATCAATTTAATTTAACAATTAGAAGTAATGAGTATCAAATATTATTGGATTATTTAAATTCGGTATTCATAATAAAAGCAAACCAATATGAATATTTGTATGAATTTAATAAAGTTGCTAATATTCCCAATAAAAATGATGAGAAGGAATCTTTATGTTTAAGATGTAGTTGTCTAAATCAAAGTCACGAGATGAATGATGATACAATGAAGCGACTAAATATGGAATATATTTCAGGATTATTTGATGCTGAAGGGTGTTTCTATGTGTCTTCAAAAAAATCAAAATACTATATATCAATAACACAAAAAAACAATCCACAAATTTTAGTTCAAATAGTATCATTCTTAGGTTATGGTTGTATTGATTCTGACAACAAATTTAAAATTTATAAAAAATCGGATTGTTTAAAATTTATTTCATGTGTAAAAAATCATTTAATTGTTAAATATAACCAAGCAACCGCATTTGAAACATATTTAACAACAAATGATTTTGAAGTAAAAAAACAAATGTTTGAAATTTGTAATAGAGAAAAACATGAGAGTGAAATATTTAAAGATACAAATCAAAATAAACATGGTAAAGATGGTTACAAAGCAATGATACAAATAAGAATGTTAAAGAAAAAAATATGTGAAGAAATATGTCGTCTCAATTTTTATAAAAAAAAGTCAGAAAACATGAAAGGTGAGTTAAACCACAATTTTGGTAAAATCTTTTCAGAAGAAACAAAAAAGAAAATGTCATTGTCAATTAGAGATAGCAAAGGAGGAGTGTCTGATGATGTAATAATTCAAGTTAGACAATTACACCGACCGAAAAGAAAAATGAGACAAAATGTAGTTATGATTTATATATCTTATAACTATGTTTCAAATAATTTGTTAAATGTTCTTTTGTTATTTTATTAGCTAATATATC